TTTCCTATTATATGTTTTCGATGTATCTTACCACCGATAAAAGCATTATAATATTCATCAGGCTTCAAGAGTACATCTCTCTCTAACTGATATTTCATTTCATAGTAAGAACATTCTCCCTTTGTTTTACATAGTTTTAATATTTCACGCTTGAAGTTGTCAGGACCTTTCTTTTCTACTAATAGCTTTACTTCGGTACTACTTCCATAGTATTTACGCCAATCGCTCTCAGACCTGCTCTTAACCGCTCTCTTGCGTGTTTTAGTGACAGGAAGCTTCTTAGGTTTCCAAAAGAACTTCTTGCCAATATACTTCATTCCTGTATCAAGTTCTGTGATCTCATAGACAAAACCCTGATACTCTTCAGGCGTCTCATCAAACTCTTTATCATTATATGTCCACATAAAAAATAGCCCCTTTCAGGGCTATTTATATTAGTCGTCTAATACTTCGTATTCTAAGGGCGATCCGCACATTGAACAGTATTGCGGTATCTCTTCGCTATCAACTACAAGTACCTGAGTTTCCGCTTCACAAGCTTCACACTCTGCCCAATATTCCTCTTCCATGTATGCTCCTTAAAATGTTATTTCGCAGGCTCCACCTTGACATGCGATTGCGCCCATTGTATCTATGTCAGTAAATCGCTTTTCATCTAGTTCTGAGGTAAAGTCCACTGATTGAATGTTTTGTTGTATCTTCTCCCACTTATGTAGCAAAAACACATCTTTGAGACAATATTCAGTTTCTTTTGTGTCACCCATGAAGTAGTTGTCTGCAAACTTCTGGAAACGACGAATCCACTCAGCACGGATATCAGATACTTCACCTTGGAACTCAGGTGGAGTCTGTGCAATCTGTGTAGCTTCCCATAGATCACGGAACCCTTGCTTACGAGTATCAACGATTAGACCTGATGCAAACAATGCGCCTTTACCATATTGTGCGACGATTTGTTCTTCGGTCTTCACTTCGGTCATTGGTGCTTGAGCAAAGTCTTTATCACCAGACCCAGCCAAGAAACTAATACCAGCAAAACTATGACGGTTGTCATAAACATAATCCTCTACTTCAGACCACTGATGTGGCATCACTGTTACCGTATTTGACACATTGTGGCGGGTCTTTGGGTTTATACATAGTTCTACATTTGTCCCTGCTTCCACCCAGTTGTTTTGAACTAGTTTCACTTTTTCTAGTAGGTTCTTACCATATAGCTCTTCACGATATAGTGAACCCTCAGGTGAAATGATTGGGAACGCAACACAATAATCTGTGCCATTTGCAGACCATACAGATTCTTCAACCATGTATGGGTTTGTCTTTGCGATTAGCTGACCAACCTCGGTCTCTTTGTTTAGTTGAATATGACGGAGATAACGAGGAGAATGCTCAGCATGTATACCGCTCGCCGTTTGGAGTAAAACGGAAGCGTTTCCACTAGGTTTAACACACGTTGTTCTAGCTGCCGCATTGATTCCGATAAGTTTTGCAACTGTTTTGTTAACTTGTTTGACAATTTGTGCTCCTTCCTTTTGCACTTCCTCATCAAGTAAAACTTCTGGATTGTTCATCCAACCAGTAATAGAAACACCTAAGAGTGCTTCCCTAGTAAAGATTTCTTTAGAAGTTCCGCTGAGGTATTTGAAGTCTGTGTACCCTGCTTGGAGTGTTCCCATGATTGCCCCTGCTCGACAGGCTTTGAAGAACTCTTCTTTTGAGGTACATTTTCCACCGTTGATTTCTGTGAGGTTACATCCTTGCCATCCTGATTCTCCATTGATCTGAGGATACATTCCAATCTCAACACAAGGGTTCGTAGTGATATCTCTGTCGTCAACAAAGAAGAAACCTGGTTCTCCAAACTCTTTGATTGATCCCATGATTCTCTTAAAGTCTTCTTTAGATATATCATCTCTAACAATAACAGCACTATTGTTACTGCGGCCCCGCTGAGGATTATCGATAAACCAATTACCAGTTTTAGCATTAATCATCTCCACATCGTCTGGCGAAAAGAGACAGATGGTAGCTGATCTACGGACCCCACCTGCAAGAACTGCATCAGCAGCATGCATAGCAATGTCGTATACGTCAATAGGACGCAAACGTGTTTCACCTTTAAGAACACGAGATTGAATCAGGTGCTCGATTTTGTCTAGTGATCTACGTAGTGGTTCTGGTCCTGGTGCTTTAAATCCACCATTGATCATAGCACCCTTTGGACGTACATGTTGTAGATCAAAATATACTTTACGTCCTTCCATTTCTGGGAACTGACCACCACCCACAAAGTATGATGACATAAGAGCACCCAAAGCATCTGCCCATCCTTCGATAGAATCTTCTACGACCCAACCCTTTGCTTGTTTCTTACGCTCTGCAATGTTAGGTAACTTAGCCACGTGATGTTGTTGCACTGAGAAGCCAGCTCCTGCGCCACAAAGTAGCACGTAGAACAATTCTGAAAAGAAGCGAGGTCTATCAGCATAAGTTGATGTACAGTTGTACATACGCATCTGATGTTTCTTTAGTTGGTCTCCACCAAACTGTAACGCTCGTTGTGCGCCTAATGCATACTGAAGTTTGTATAGAGATTCTGCTTCATCGATTAACTGAGCGAGATCAGGTGTCATCTTGTCTTTGTAGTATTCACGATGCATATTCATGACACGTGTTACGGCTTCTTCCCAAGTCTCGTAACGTTTTTTTTCCTCATCCCATCTACTATAACCTTCGTAAAACTTTGTTTGTGACATTAACTCACGTGTATCTCTATCTCTGTTGTTCGGGACAAGTTTGAGCATTTATGCATCTCCTAAATGTAAAAAGTTTATGCCACAAATCCGTATGATTCATGGCTTATTAATGATATAGTCTTTTATTGGTGTATTATATAGTATTAGAAATATTCTTGCAACAATATATTGTAACAAGTAGTAATATTTTTTTTAACTATCTTCTTTGGGTTTTTCTGGTTCTTTTGGCGTATCTGTCAGGGCTTCTTCGTAGTATCCAATGATCGCTTGTTGATCTTTTACATACCTACGTAGCTCTGCGATACCCAAAGCAAGATTTTCATAACCCTTTGGAGTAATAGCAAACAATACTACATTCCCAGTCTTGCTATTAATTTCTTCTAGTTTTTGTTCTAGATTTTCTTCAGTTACGACAAACCAATCCACTGGTGGAAACTCCACAGCCTTAGGACGTTCTTGGATTGGAATATTTTGCTTCTGATATTCAGTCTGAAGAACTACTTCCGTCTCCGGCGCCCTCGCTCCGCATGCTGCTATCGTCAACAGGCTCATCGCTAGGAGGGGTAGTTTCAGATTCGATACGATTGATGAGTTTTCCGACTGCTGCGTTAACTCTGTCTTCAAGTCCTTGTGCATTTGTTAATGCCTCCATAGTCAAGTCTATCTTTGCAAACACACCTCTCAGTTTATCAAGATGCTCTTGCGATTGTTGCAATCTTTTAGTAAGATTACGGTTTAGTTCTTCGTTCTTTTTTGCATCAGCTTGCATTTGCTCTACGGTATTCTGTAGTGTTTCTGCAGCTGTCTTTAACTTCACGTTATTTTCTCTGAGTGTTCCAATAGTCTCTTGTGACCACATGTAATAGGAATACCCTGCGTATCCCACACCACTCATCAAACTGATTAACAATAATATAAGATATAATCTAGCCATTACTTTTCTATATGATTCCTAAACTTTTTGAGAAGTCTTGGAGTCTTATCCTTTTTGCGTCTACGATCAGTGACGTTGATAGGCAACCCTATCTTACGTCTGAGTATATGCATGGGAAACCGTTTGGGTGGTCCCATGTTCTTTGTATCTTGTGGGATGCCTGCATCTGCTGCGGTCATCATTTCTTCTTTTAGTTCGCTCATCTTGCGAGTTCTCCTACGGACACGTAAACGGTCTTGTTGGTTCTAACATGAGTTGCTTCGTAGATATTTATACCAAACATATGTCCGACAGGGTAACAGTTATCTTCAACACGAATCTTATCTCTTGCATTGACCATTTCATCTAGTGTGTCGTTCAATAGCTTTTCACTAAGAACTTTGTACACTCCAGGTGTCAATCTACCATCTTCTAATACAAACCATTGACTGCTTTCGTTTAGAAAGTCGTTCTCTGCGCAGCCGAAGTGTTTATGAGTTGCCTCATTAAGCTTGTTGGGGGTGATACTAAACTTTTCTTTAAGTAGATAAAGTGCAGCTGCATAGGATGCTAGTCTACTCCCACCACCAGGAGCCTTTGCCATAATCTTTTTTATATTAAAAACAAGTCTGTGAAATGGTGTATAGAAGTTTCGATAGTTATCTCGATCTTCTATATTGTCTAGTGTAAAAGACTTTTGACGTTTACCATCCTTGTCGATGATGCCAAGTTTGAATGCTTCAGTTTCTTCGAATGGCGTAGTAAGTAATCTCAAAAATCTAAAGGTGTATACTAGATCACCTGCTCTTTTGACGATGCCCATTATATTTCCCTCAGTCTTTCTATTACCTTTTTATCCATTTCGATTTCTGTGTATTGATCATTGCGTATGTGCCTTAAGAATATTAGAAACGGCTTCAATGCTGACCAATACTTTTCATCCATATGATATTCTAACATTTTCAAAGAGGGTTGTATATCAAAAACATTGAAGATCACGATTAAGTGATTTAATATCAATCTTTCAGACAACTCGCCTGTATTATTATAACGATTGAATAGACGCTTCAAGTACATGAATCTTTTCAGATCATCATAAAACTCATCAGCGTCTATCACATTTGGTTTATAGTAATGCTTTGCAGCATATAAAAAAATATTATCATCAGTTAGGTTATCAAAGAGTTGCATTTTTCATCCAAATAATAATCGGTTCGATTTTATTTAGACAACAATCCTCTCATCGTTTCAACCAAAGTTGATTTTGATTGACGACGATCTAACTCAACACCATGTTCACGACCCAAAGCCTCTAGTTCTGATTTAGTCATAGACTCTAGATCATCCATTGGCATGTCAGTCTCTACTTCTTGAGCATCTTCCCATGCAGCCATTGCAGCTTCGATCTTACCTTCTTGGTTCATATCCTGAATATCTTCAAAGCTAGGAATACCATAGAACTCATCAACCTGTGCCTGTGTGAACTTAGACGATACTAATAGTTCCCCTGAGTTTGGATCGACCCATCCACGTCTTGCTTCAGGGACTGCTGTATTACACCATGCGGGTGGTTTAATAGGCATTTACTTTCCTTTCATTGGAGTTGCAGAAGGGATTACTTTCTTGTCACCTTTCATGTTATCACCTGGACGTGATTTTGCAGATGGACCTACACGACCTGCTTTTGACACATCATCATGTCCTTTTTCATCATCGTTGTTGATCTCTTTTGGTTGATTAACCATATCCATAGCACCCTTAGAAGACTTAGAGTTGTCCATCATTCCTTCAGGGGGTGTTGCGCCTTTATAATGCTTTGCACGATTTTCCATGATACGTGCATACACAGGTGGTAGAACAGATTCATTAGCCATTGTCTCTGCCTCAGCTTTCTTATCTTTTTCTTTCTTAGGATTCATGATGACTTCTTCTTCGTCAACTTTTTTCTTATCGTCTTTATCCCAAGGTGCTTTCTTCAATGACACTTTGTCTTTTGGTTGCGCTTTGACACTTGCCAATGCTCTACGTGCCATTTTAGCAGAAATAGTTGCTTCGTCCAAATCTACATCCTCTTTGTAGTTTTCCATCTTAATCCAGTTCTTACCTTCAGCGTTATATGCATCGTACATGCAGCTTTCGCTCTTAGGTTCGCCAAACTTGTCACCACAGTTCTTGCAGCACATCTCTGACATATCTTTTTCTTCATTCTTCATGGCTTTGCCGATAGCCTTACGACGATTGTGTAGATATTTGTCTGATTTATCTACATCACCATCGTTATCGATGTCTGCATCCGCTTGACCTACAGGGTCTAGTTTTTTCTTTTCGTTGACTTCAGAATATTTCTCAGCCAACCTTCTGATCCATTCGCTCATTGTGTTCTCCTTACATCCAAAGTTGAGCTGCGATTGATCCTGAAATAGCAACTAAAGCTACCCAGAACAATTTATTTATGAGATGAACGGTTCTGGCATTATCGTCCACTTTACGTTCAATATCGTCTAGCTTTTGAGATAGACGATTCACTCTTTCATACATTTTTTGATGGTCATCTTTCAGACCTATTAATTTTTCTTCTGCACGTGCCATCGCAACCATTGCCTCAGCAAGTTGATCTAACTTGTCCTCTATTCTATCAAGTCTTTTTGCGGTTGTTTCAGCCATTTTACTTTCCGTTAATTTATACTATTTATAAGCTATTTTCTTACCAAGACAAGATCAAAAGAAGAACTAATTGTGCTACCAGTAGAAGCAATCGCTCTTATTTCAATATCTGTTTTTGCCGGTATTAGCAATGGTATATCATAATTTCTTGTGTGATAACCTCCTGGAACATCCATAATATCTCTTGTCCTAAAACTTAGATATCCAGTATCAAATAAACGAGTATACAACGAAACCGTAGTTGCATCATTATAACTTCCTATACCAACATTCCAAGTTGTTAAGTATCCAGTACAATGTGCTGGAATTGTATATAAAGCAAGTTGTGTCTGCCCTAATCCAAAAGTTGTTCCACTTCCTATGGTGCCAATATCTGCTAATACTGTTCCGCTTCCACCAGCTCCTGTTGTAAT